GGTCACGCGCCCTGCCGCGTCGTTACCCCAGCTATTACCCCCGAAATCCGGGTAACAGATCTGGCGGCGGGCTGAGCCGTGGCGCTGGTCTCACAAGCGGAATATGCCGATCGGCACAAGGTCAGCCGCAAGACGGTGACCATGTGGAAAGCCAAAGAATACTTGGTTTTTCAAGGGCGTATGGTCGATGTGGAGGCCTCGGACGCCGTTCTGCGAGACAAGCGCCTCGGCCGGTTCCGCGACTACGACCCCTCCGCCGCCGAGCCCCAGGGTAACAGCCAGGGTAATCCGCCCGCGCAGGGTAACATTCAAGGCTCCGAACAAGGCCCCGCACTGCCCCAGGGCGTCCTCTTCGCCGAGCTACCCGAGATCGGCCCGAACGGACGCCCGGTGTCGGTGGATGCTCCGGCGGTCAGCGACGCCCTCACCGCGATCGCGGGGCAGATCGACGGGTTTCTCCAGAACGTCCTGCAGGGGAAGTTCCTCGGCCAGGCCGAAGCAGAGCAGATCAAACAGAACGCCCTCGCTGCCAAGCATCTCCTCGAGGTCCGGATCAGGTCGGGCGAGCTGGTCGAGGTGGCCGAGGCGGAGGCGCTCTTCTTCGAGGCCTTCCGAAGCGAGCGGGACGCCTGGCTCAACTGGCCGGTCCGGATCGCCCCGCTGATCGCCGCGCAGTTCGACATCGACGTGGATCTGTTGACGGAGGCCCTTGCCCATCATGTCAACGATCACCTCAACGCTCGAGGCGAGCCCGACCCGGATTTCGCCGGAGAAGGCTGAACGCCTTCGCCGCATGGCCCGCAAGGGCCTCACCCCGCCGCCGCGCATCTCCATTCCCGAATGGGCCGACCGGTTCAGGAAACTCCCCCGAGGGGCCGGCAGCACGTCGGGACAATGGCGGACCTCCACCGTCGAGGCGGCCCGGGGCCCCATGCTGGCGGTGACAGAGCCGGGGGTGCACGTCATCACGGCGATGACATGCACGCAGCTCCTGAAGTCCAGCCTGCTGGAGAGCGTCTTCGGTTACTTCGCCCACCTGGACCCATGTCCGATCCTGCTGGTGCAGCCGAAGGAAGACGCCGCGGAGCAGTTCTCCAAGGAACGCATCCAGCCGCTGATCGCGGAGACCCCGGTCCTGCGAAAGATCATCGGCAAGCGGAAGACCAGGGATTCCGAGGACACCCTGGTCTACAAGGCCTACCCGGGCGGGTTCCTGGCCATGGTGGGCGCGGGCAGTCCGGACAACCTGGCACGCCGGGCGATCCGGATCACGCTGTTCGACGAGGTCGACAAGTACCCGGCGAACAAGGAAGGCGACCCGATCTCGCTCGGCGAGGAGCGCACCGCCACCTTCGCCGCGAACTGGCTCTCCATCCGTGCCTGCTCACCGACCCTGCAGGACGATAGCCGGATCGAAGCGAGCTATGCCGAGGGGGATCAGCGGCGGGCCTCCGTTGAGTGCCCGCACTGCGGTCATCGCCTGTTCCCCGACTTCTTCGCCCATGTCGATTGGGCCAAGGACGACGACGGTGGTCACCGGCCGGAGACGGCCCGGATCTACTGCGAGCGGTGCGGCGCCGGCTGGTCGGAGGGCGACCGCCTGAAGGCCCTGCAGACGATCCGCTGGCACCAGACCCGCCCCTTTTCCTGCTGCGGCTCGCAACACAGCCCGCTGGATGCCTACGCCGCCGCCTGGCGGGAGGATCTCGCCCAGCCGGTGGCTGCCATATGGGACTGGTGGGAAGGCCCTCGCCACCAGGTCTACCGGGCGAAGTGCCCTACCTGTGGCGGGTGGGGGGTGGACAACGAGCACGCATCCTTCCAGGCCAGCAAACTGCTGTCTCCCTGGTCGAAAGATCGGCCCAAGGATCTGGCCCGCAAATGGCTCGCCGCGAAGGTTCACGAGGACCTGCGGCAGACGTTCTTCAACACCCAGCTCGGGATGCCGTATCGGCCCCGCATCGGCCGGGATATCCAGCCGAACAGCCTGCTCGAGCGCCGCGAGGTCTGGCCCGGAGACGTGCCGGCCCAGGTCGCCGTGCTCACCGCAGGTGTGGATACCCAGGACAACCGCCTCGAGGTCGAGGTGGTGGGCTGGGGCCGGGACGAGGAATCCTGGTCGGTCCATTACGAGGTCCTGGCCGGCGATCCGGATCAGCCCGAGGTCTGGGAGCGGCTGGACGAACTGCTGCAGAGGTCGTGGCTCCGGGCCGACGGGACGCCCTTCAAGATCGCCGCGGCCTGTGTCGATTCAGGCGGTCACCACACCCAGGCGGTCTACCGCTTCTGCCGCGCCCGAACCGGGCGCAAGGTCTGGGCCATCAAAGGGGCCTCCGAGACCTCCGCCCAGCGGATGCCGGTCTGGCCGACGTCGAGCCCGAACAGGAAGCGGACAACGGACTATCGCCCCGTCCTGGTCGGGACCCAATCGGCAAAGGACCGCATCTCGGGCTGCCTGGCGATCGATCATCCTGGCCCGGGCTACATGCATTTCCCGGGCGACCGGGACATCGGCTACTTCACACAGCTCACCGGCGAGCGCCTGGCGGTCAGGAGGTCGGCCAACGGGTCACCCCGCCGGGTCTGGGAAGCCAAGCGAGGGGTCGCGCACGAGGCGCTGGACTGCCGCGTCTACGCCTATGCCGCCCTCTGGGGGCTCATCATCAACCACAAGGTGGACGTCTCGAAGGTTGCCGACCGGGTTGGAGCTGCCGTCGAGGCCCCGGTGATCCGCGCCGGCACCCCCGAGGCCCAGCGCATCGAGGCGACCAGCCAGACGATCGTCGAACGCGCGCCACCGCCGAAGCCGCCGCCCCGTCCCCGGGTCTCGACGAGCCCCTGGGTCAACTCCTGAAGGGAGAGGCCATGCCCTGGACAGCCGAAAACCTCGCGATCCTCGAGGACGCGATCAACAGCGGCGTTCGCTCGGTCCGGTACGCGGACGGGAGCGAGATGGACTATCGCACCCTGACGGAAATGCGGTCGCTCCGCGCGGAGGCCCGGGCCGAGCTGGCCGGCAAGAAGCCGCGAGCGGCCGTTACCCGCTTTGTCGGCTCCTCGGGGCTTCGATGAGCAGCGTCGTTCGCAGCGCCCGCATCGCGGTGCGCGAGAAGGGTAGCTCGGGCCAGTCCGTGATATTCGGCGGAGACCAGAGCGCCACACCGTCCACGCGCCCCTCCGCGCCGTCCACCCGCGCAGTCTATGACGCCGCGTCTACCAAGCGCCGCTCCAGTGCCTGGGGTGGCGTCAATGGCGGTCCGAACGTTCCGATGGGCAGCCTGACGACGCTGCGGAACCGGGCACGCGACGCCGTCCGCAACATCGGCGTGATGGATTCTGCCGTCGCCACGATCGAGACCAACGTCGTCGGGACCGGCATCAAGCCTCAGTTCACCACGACCGACTCCGGCCTGAACAAGGAACTCGGAGAACTCTGGCGCGAGTGGACGCTGGAATCCGACCCATCCGGACAGCTCAGCTTCTACGGCCAGCAGCAGCTCAGCGTCCGGTCCACGGTCGAGGCCGGCGAGATGTTCGGCCGGCTTCGGATCAGGGGGCGGAGTGACGGCCTCAGTGTCCCGCTGCAGGTGCAACTGATGGAGGGCGAGCACTGCCCGGTTGAGAAGACGGAGCAACTCGGCGCCAATCACATCATCGGGGGCATCGAGTTCACACCGTTCGGCAAGCGCGCGGCCTATTGGATGTACGCGCATCACCCGAGCGACACCTATACCCGTTGGGACCAGAGCGGCGGCATGCCTCGCCGCATCCCCGCGGAGCAGATCTTCCACATGATGCAGGTCCGGCGGATCGGTCAGGTCCGGGGCGAGCCGTGGCTGGCCCGGGCTCTGGTGCTGGCGAACGAACTGCACATTCTCAAAGACGCCGAAATGATCCGCAAGAAGATTGCGGCCATGCTCGTCGCGTTCCGCCGCCGCCCCGTGCCCGAGACCATGAGCCTGGAAGAACTCGTGGAGAAATGGGGGCAGGCGCTGATCGAGCAGGGGATCGGCCAGGCCGTGATGCACCCGGGGTCGATCGTCGACCTGGAACCGGGAGAGGACATCCAGATCAGTTCGCCGGCCGATGTCGGCGGTAACTTCGAGGTCTTCATCCGGGAGATCAACCGGTCGATGGCTGCGAGCGTCGGCGTTCTCTACGAGCAGCTCACCGGTGATTACGGAAACCTGAACGATCGCACGCTGCGCGCCGCCATCAACGAATTCCGCCGCCGCTGCGCGATGTGGCAGCACCACATGGTGGCCTTCCAGATGTGCCGTCCGGTGCACCAGACCTGGATCCGGCTGGCGGTTCTCTCCAAGGCGATCCGCCCGCCATATGGGATGTCCGAGCGCGACCTCCGAAGTGTCAAGTGGGTGCCCCAGGGCTGGCCCTACATCCACCCGGTCCAGGACGTCGAAGCCACCAACAAGGCAATCCGCGGCGGTCTGACCAGCCGTGCCGAGGCCGTCTCCCAGAGGGGCGACGACGTCGAGGCGATCGACGCCGCCCAGGCCAAGGACAACGCCCGGGCGGACCAGCTCCGCCTGTCGCATGACAGCGACGGCCGCCGGGCTCCCACCGACCCCACCAAGTCCCACGACACCGCTGGAGATGACAATGCCGCGTAGCTGGTATCGCATGACGGCAGCCCAGGGGGCCGCCGAACTGTTCATCTATGACGAAATCGGCATGTTCGGCGTCACCGCCGCCATGTTCATCCGCGACCTGCAGGCCCTGGGCGATGTGTCCGAGATCCGGCTGCACATCGCATCGATCGGGGGCGACGTCTACAACGGCCTCGCGATCTACAACGCCCTGAGCCGCCATCCGGCCAAGGTCACCGTCCAGATCGACGGTCTGGCCGCCTCGATGGCCAGCTACATCGCGATGGTCGGCGACCGTATCGAGATGCCGGCGAACACCTTCCTGATGATCCATGACCCCTCCGCCTGGGCGGGCGGTCGGGCGGAAGAACTGAAAAACGTCGCCGAGCACCTAGAGCAGGTCACTCAGACCCTCGCCGAAGGCTATGCCGCGAGGTCCGGCAAGAGCGTCGAGGAGATGCGCCGGATCATGGCGGCGACGACCTTCTATTCCGCCGCCGAGGCCGTGGAGAACGGCTTCGCGGATGTCGTGATCGACGCCGTCGAAATGGCGGCCTGCGCCTTCAAGGACAGCCTGCAGAACCTGAATCTGCCGTCGCATGTTGCGGCGGCGATAGAGCGGCCCTCCGCCGCACCTCCCACCGACAAAGAGGAGACCGAGATGTCGGGACCAAAGCCGGCGGATGGCCAGAATCCGGCCAATCCGAGCGCCGCCGAAATGGCGCAAGAAACCCAGCGGGCGACCGCTATCGCCGACCTCTGCGCCAAGAACGGCGTGCCGGAAATGGCTGCCAAGTTCATCGCCGAGGGCACTTCCGTCGAGGCCGCCAAATCGGCCGTCGAGGCGAAGGGGGCCCTGCGCCAGGTCTGCGACCAGGCCGCGGGCCTTCTGGGCAGCGGCACCTCGGCCGACACCCTGTTCCAGGAGTTCACCGCGAAGGGCGTCTCTGCCGACGCCGCCCGCGCTGTCCTCTGGGACAAGTTGGCGGAGACCAACAAGGCGAACGAGGTGGTTACCGCCCTCGCGCCCGCTGCCGTCGCCACGGCTGCCCCGCAACAGCCCTGGGCGAATGTCGTCCAGGGGATGAAGAAGTAACGGAGGTCAAGCATGGGAACGCTTACCGAAACTCTGCCCCACGACGGCGGCTTCCTGGTCGAGGAGTTCAGCCAGGATCATTGCCGTGAGGAGGTCACCCTCCTAACGGGGCAGGCATATCGCGCCGGTCATGTCCTCGGCGCGGCCGTGCTCGGTGCCGCCTCCTCTGAGGCAGCCGGTGGCAACACCGGCAACGGCACCCTCGGCGCCGTCACCGTCGCCGCCGACGCCCAGGTCGGTGCGTACATCCTGACCATCACCGAGGCGGCCTCCAATGCCGGCGCCTTCCAGGTCACCGACCCCCAAGGGGACGTCGTGGGCCTGGGGGCTGTCGGCTCGGCCTTCTCCGGCGGCGGGCTCACCTTCACGCTTGCCGACGGCGGTACCGATTTCGCCGTCGGCGACGCGTTCACCATCACCGTCGCCGACGGGACTGGCAAGTACGCCGCTTACGACAGTGCCGCGACGAACGGCACCGGCAAAGCCGCGGCCATTCTCGTCAAGGCGGTGGACGCCACCGACGCTGATGCGGCCGGAGTGGTGATCGTCCGGGGTCCCGTGACGGTCACCTCTGCCGAGCTGGTCTTCGAGGACGATCAGGACGACGCCGCGAAGGCGGCAGCGCTCCTGCACCTCGCAGACCGCGGCATCATCGCGCGCTAAGCCAGGAGAACTCGACATGGCACACATGAACATCTTCGAGCAGGACGCGTTCTCCATGATGGAGCTGACGCGCGGCCTGGAAGACATCCCCTACAAGCCGGGGCTGATCGGCGGCCTTGGTCTCTTCAACTACCAGGGCATCCGCGTCCGGAACTTCTCGGTCGAAAGCCGGGCTGGCGTCCTCACATTGATTCCGTTCTCCGAGCCGGGCGGACCCGCTACCCAGGCGGACCGAAACGGCGAAGAGCGGAAGATCCGGGACTTCCGCACCCGGCACTTCAACAAGCAGGACACCCTGTGGGCGGCGGAGGTCGACGGCATTCGGGAGTTCGGCCAGGACTCCGAGTTGATGCAGGTCATGAAGGAGGTCGCGCGCCGTGCGGCCAGGCTGCGTGCCGAGGCCGAGCTGACCTTCGAGTATCACCGCCTGAATGCGCTGCAGGGGCTGGTCAAGAATCCGTCCAACGGCGCCGTGATCT